TTATCTTTTTATTTTCCTCTAAATAATCTATACCTTTAGGCGTTATTTGCATATTATCAATATCCATATATACTATTTCCTTGCCCCAAGCTTTTTCAATATTAATATTCTCTATTAACTCATCTTTATACATATGCTCCAGCACATAATAAAGGTAATCTTTACTTATTGGAAATTCATCGGTATTGCATTTTATATAATCATTGCCTCTATTATTAGCACCTTTAAGCCTGGCATATAAAAATACTAATATTTTAGCAACTATTACATAATAATCATCCTCTGCCATTTAATCACCTCCTTGCACTAAAAAAAGCACGCTTCAACGTGCTTTACTACTTTTATAATAAATTTTCAATATCATTTATTCCAAATTCCTTTATATCTATCCCGTTTTTAGTCAATTCGTTTTTTATTATATCTAAAACCTCATCTAAATTCCTATAAAAATATATTGACAATTTTGTATTTTAATAGTATAATATGCTTATGTTGCAACGTATGAGATATGCAATCCTGGACCTTTTAGGACCGGGAGGGCATATCTCATTTTTTTATTTTTAAAACTTTTATCAAGATGTCATTCTTTTTTACAATTATGAATGTGTCTTTCTTGATTCTTTTTACCGCTAATTCTTCTATATTTTTTAATGCTTCCTCCAATTCTAATTTTGATTCTGAAATATCTATAACCACTCCAGAATTATTATAAATTAACTGTTTTGATGCTGAACGCAATCTTGAGTCTATAGATGTTCTTGAAGTGGCATTTTTTAATTCCCAATATGTATTATTCCATAAATAATCTGGTGTAGTGCCTTTTTCTGCATTTTCTTTTAACACTATTATTTCTCCACCAAAATTAGTTAATAACCATTTTGCTGTAGCTATTTCATTCTGTTTCTTTTTATTATTTCCACTTTCTTCAATCGTTACATTACCTACATTAGGTTTAGCTTTTTCTAAAAATTCTTTTGTTACATCAGTTACTATGCTTTTACTTTTTTGTTTTTTAGAATTATCATCATTTTCATAATTTCCTGTGCTATCCTTTCCAGTTTGTTCATTTAACCCATACGTTTTAAGCCTTTCTCTCCGCTTTCTTCCTTCCTCTTTTTCCTTTATATTACTTGGTATTACTTCATAAACCTTTGTTGAAAAAGTACATTGACAACCTGTATGTCTTCTAAAATACGAGGTATCACTACTTTTTGCATAGTAATGTATGCCCTCTTTACTTTTACAATAATCGCACGCATCTGCTTCAGCCTGCCTTACAACCACATAGGTTACTCCCACTCTGGTTAAAAGCTCACCACTTCTTTTTAAGGTGGTTGTTACTGCACTACCTATAAAATTTTTACAAAAGCTTATTAAACCCTTTATTCTATTCTTCCTCATCTTTAACCGCCCACTTTATAATACCCTCTAATCTATCACTATCAACCTCTGGTATCTCTGCCTTAATGTTAATACCAGCTCTTGTATTTATTTTGCTCTGAATTAAGGCACAATAGCTTGCTGACATTTTATAGCAAGCCTCAAGTAGTGAAAAAAATACTTCCTTAAAATTTTCCTCTGTTTCCTCTAAATTGAGTAAATCTTCCTCACATTCATTAATACAAGCTTCTAAAATTTCACCAATTCTATTAGCATATTTGTCACTTAATATGTGGTCTACCTGTTTACCCTCTGCTTGCCTTATTAAATTGTTTATTTGGCTATCTGCCTTGTACTTCTTCTTAAATAAAGTTATCAACCTCTGGGACAGTTCCGTCGCTGTACTTTGTTGGCTCACTATCTTCACCACCCTCAATGCCTGTTAGCTTGCTTAATGTGTTCTTGTTAAAATAATTAGGTACTGCCTGATTTATCTTTATAGCTCCGTCACCTATGGAGGATAGCATTGCAGCATCTGGCTCAAATATAGGCTGCCATACTGGTGTAGCTGAATAAAGCTGTTCTCTCTTAAAAGAAAACTTTTCCTTTAAGCAACAAGCTATATAGCCCACATTTAAAAAGCCACTACCAAATGTACGCTGTGCCTTTCTTGCCTCAAGTCTTAAACTCTCGTGTCCTGCTCTAATTGCCTCTGCTGATGATGGATTATCTGTTGAAAAACCTAAATCATCAAGCGTTAATCCTGTTTCACCAGCAAATACAGAGGCTATGGATTTTAACTGATCACTGTAAGGTGTCATAGATGCCTGTGAAAATTGCCCTACTGTTGGCACATCTCCACTTCTATCCTTTGTAAACTTAAGCATTGAGGTCATAGCAAGATTAAAGGAATCTTCTTGTATATATTTTTGCTCTAAACCAAGAATATATTTCTGTGGATGAGAGTAGAACTCTGCTGCAATCTCACTTCTTAACAATGTTCTTCTTGCTGATTCCTGTAAATCCATACAAGCTCGTGATATTCTACTATGTCCGAATGGTCTGCGGGCATCTGGTCTATTGATAATAGGCACTAATAAGCAATATGGCACATAGGAGTAGTTATAAACCTCCACATTACTCTCCTGGTTACTCTCAAAATAATGGTATTCCACATAGCCTGGTCTGAAATAAGCATCTATTAGCACTCTATCATTTTCATCATAATCAACAATTGCATAACCTTCCTCCAGTAAACCGGTGATAGGATCAATTACACCTGTTGCCTTAGATCCATCTATTACCTTTAAGCGAGGATAACCATCATTATCCGGTGAGATGTAAATAAAAGAGCAACTACTTATTAATGCTGATAATATCGCTGAATCAAATAGTATATCTGAATTATTAACATTGAATATTTTATCTAATTCAAAGCCACCATCATTTTCAAAGCCCTTAAATATCAATCTATCTGCAAGGCTATCTACAGCCTTTGCACACCACCCTATCACAGAACTATAATTTCTTTGCACTTCTAATGATATGGAATTAGATAAATAACCTAATGTCTCCTTGCTCTCGTAATATTGATAGCGTAAATTTACTCTTGTATATTTTCGTGCTAATTTTGCCTTTAAACCACCATAACCAAGATATTTTGCCATTTTAATACCTCCTAAAATCCCATTTCTTGAAATTGTTCATCCTTTGCGTTGTAAGCTAACCAGTGAGCTAACATTACACAATCGATTAATGCTATTTCAGCACCTATTAATATAGATTTATAGCCAAAGCCACCCTGATTACCAATAGCTCTATGGTCACAGTTCTCTACCATACGGCTTAATGCGGGCTGTCCTTTGTGGCATAAGCCACCAGAGAATATTGCATTTTCAAATACAGCGTTGGCTGATACAAGCTCCTTTACAGTTAATACAATAGGCTGTGGTAAATTCTCGTTTTCCATCATATCTTTAACCTGCTGAACACCAATAGCACCATCTACCACCACATCACCTACATTAGGATTTCTTAAATAAGGCAACATCCAGCCAATACCGTTCCTAATAGGTCTACAATCAACAACTTCAACAAACACTTGCCCTGATGTTGTCTTAGCTGCTATACCAAGTGCTGCATTAATACCATCAACACCAAATTTAATACCAATATATAAACCCCCCTCTAATTGTGGGAGCTTATCAACGCATACATTTTGCCATTCTGTTTTACTAATAGCTGATTTTTGGTTATATTCTATCCACCAACCAAGACGCTGGATGTTAAAATCAACTACATCACTTGTTATCTCATCTGTTATAGAGCGTTCTGTAAATATAGTGCCTAATGATGGATTAGTCTTATACCACAGCTCCACATCATTTACATCACTTTGTCGATCTACGCTCCACTCAGCCCACCCTGAATTAGGCTTCTTACCTGTTAGGGTGTCCTTCCTGTACTTTGTAAATACAGTACCAGAGCTTACCGGTGTTGGTGGAGTACCACAAAATAATGTTTGTGGATTTTTAGAATCTGTTACAACATATTTTAAGGCACTTTCCTGGTCATCGGTATATTCCTGTGCCTCATCGATGATAAGCAGGTCATAGCCTTCA